GACGAGTTTTTTGGTGTGTGTAATTATCTGTTCGTAAGACGCGCGCGGGTTGTTGCGAACGTAATCCCTGACTTGCCTGCTCGTTTTCCTAAATGCGGCACGAGACGGACTTTTGAGCAACGCTGCGTCTGCTTGCTCAGTGTATTTGTAAACGTCACGCAGATAATCGATTGCATCGCTCTCTGCTTCGGTACGCTCGGTCTGCAAGCGGCGCACTGCCTGTTTGTACCAGTCCGCTGTCACGCTCCCCTTGCTTTCATTCAGCATCTTAAACGTCAGTTCGTTTGCGGCCTCAAGTTCATCAAGCTCGGCCTCACGAGCGTCAGTCGCCGGCGATTTTTCGGCAAACGTCACAGCAGTCGGATCAGCGTCTAGGAGGTTTTCTATCGCAGTCCGTTCAGACGGTTTTTGGTAGTAACCCGCCGCAAGCAAGGTGCGGTGCGCCGCTTCCGCCGCCGTACGCGCCTCTGGGTTATTCAAATCAGCGTTAATGATTTCGCCATACAGCTCGTCGTTTGCGGCACGCGCCTCTTCTTCGGCTTGCTCGCGCGCCTTCGTGCGCGTCTCAATGATGCCCTTGGCCTCTTTGCGCAAATCATCTGCGATCTCCGACAGCTCTTCTTGCGTCAACTCGCGCGATGCCTCAGCAATAACTGGATCGTTGAAGCGGCCCTCTCGGAACGCCTGCGCCATCCCCAAAACATCTGCTTTGGGCTTGCTTAAATAGCTCGACAACGTGTCCTTAATTACGCCCTTATTGAAATTGTCACGTTGCTCCTGAGCTGCTTCCGGCCCCAGGTCAGAAGTGGCCTCAAAGATTTGCAGGATACCGGCGCCGTAATTAAGCATGCGGGTCGTTTCGGTGGCGCTTGTGTCCGCAATGTTGCGGCGATTGAATTCCAGACCTTGCTCAAGATTAACCGTGCGCTGTGCGACAGCGCGTTCGTTGTTTTTCTTAATGAACGCTACGCGCTCGCGCGTCTGGACGCGCAGCGCTTCTGTGCTGAACGAACGCCGCGCAAGCGTGTTGCTCATGCTGCTCGTGTACTTATCGACCAGCAGCTTGCTGCGCGTCAGGAAATCGCTTTCGGCCTGCGCAACATTCGGGTTTTTCATTGCCTGGAGGTTTGCCTCAGCCAGCTCGACCTCTAGCTGTGCAGACGCTTGCTTGGCCTCTGCCTCTGCCCCGATCTGCGCTTTCTTAAATCCAAAATCAGCGATCTTGTCGCCGGTCTGTTTCAACTGCTCGCCACTCTGCGCAAAGGCGCGCGCCGGCGCGGTCATAGCTGACGAGCTAAGTTGCGCTGTCAAAAACATTCCCTGCCCCTGCCGCGGTGGCTTGAGCTGTGCGTCGTATGTTGGGACTTTCATCAGGCTATCTGCGCAATTCGTGAGCCGCCCTGCACAACAGTCGTCAGAGCCTCAAACTGTTTCGCTCTCGCTTGGATGTCGTAGGCCATCTTTTGCGACCGCCCCTCAAGCAACGCGAGCTGACCAGCAAGCCGCTGGTTCACGCCTTGCGCGCGCATGCGACCGGCATCGGTTGACGCTTGCAGCTTGAGCGTCTGTACGTCTTCCTCAGCTTCGTTGGCGCTAGCCATCATCACAGTCAGCGGCGTGCCGGTGCCAGCCATGACGTTGCCCTTGCGATAAGCGGTGCCAGCAGTAGCCTGGAGCTTACCGACATCCTCTCGGAACTCGCGCTCCTCGCGACCACCGACGCGCTCGCGCAGATCGGCTTCTTGATCTGCAACGCGCGCATTCCGGTCACGGATTTTCTTATTGTACTCGGCAGTGGACAGCGCCTGCTTGCCGGCGGCTTTCATGCCTTTAGCAGCTTGCATCGAGCCAGCCGCCGATATCGCTGTACCAGCCGCAGCCAAGATGATTGCTGTTTCTATACCCATACTCGCGCATACCTTTCGTAGTCGAGGCGATCGGCGCCATATGCGCGCATCGTGCCTTCGTGTTGCATGCCCAAAAAGCGCGCCCAGCGCTTCAGCTCCGGCCAGTCGCTGCGCATCGCAGCCTGGACCCGCCAGAACCCGTGCGCCTTCGCAACGTCAAGTAATCCTGTCCTGGCAGCTTTGGCGGCAGAGATAGAGTGCTTGGTCAGCCTGTCCGCGCCGAGCAACCAAGCCTCGCCAACTCCCGGCCAGAGCGGACAAATGCCGGCAGCGCCAACGAGATACCCATTGTCGATCGCCGAAAAAGCCATTCCCTCGTGGACAAGCGTCGGCACAAAATCGCCGAACGCTGCCGCGGGGCGGTTGCGATCGTCGTTCAGCTTGCCATCCAGGAGCGCCTCGCCGTGCGCGGCCTCAAAGGGGACTAGCCTCACTGGTCGAAGGTACTCAGCGTCGCGTACACAGCCAGCACCGTCATCGGCAGCGGCTGGTCCTGCCGAATGGTGAGCTGCCCGTCGCTGTCGTAGTTGCCATTCAGCTCAATTTCTTTATCGCCGGTGAACAGCGCGATCGGCGCGTCCATCGCCGTCGCAGACGATCGGAACGGCACGATGTCGAGGTTGCTAGCATCGCGGCCAACCTTGAGGCCAACCGATCGGTACAGTCTCACCGTCAATTCATTGATGCGTTTGATCTTGCCCTGGCTGCTGCCCATTGCCGAGCCAGCATCCACGCGCAGGGTGCGCAGGGTCGAGTTATATGACAGGCCCGCGTGCGCCTTGGTGACGTATCGCTCTAGTGTGACCGCACCGCTCGATACCGTCTTGTCAGGATGAACGGAGCCGTCGCCCAGGATAGCAACGGTCTCGCCCTCAAGGTGATCTAAACCCGAGAGGCTGATCGCCGCCTGCGTGACCGTGGCGCCGGATGAGTGTGCCGCAGCCGCCCCTGACACGCCGCGCGTGCAGCCGGTCAGGTCGTTGCTGCTTTTACCTGAGTAAGTGATGATCTCGCTGCCGATCTTGACCTGGCCGCTGCTCGGGAAAGCGCTTGCGTCGGTCAGCGTGATTGTCGTTGCACTGTTGCTGATGTTGCCGTTGAGCGTGGTGGTCACACCAGTAAAGCTCAACGCGCTATCGACATAGATGGCGTCGGTCACATCAGTGCCGAAATCGAAATCTTTGATCTGTTCAACGTATCGCTTGGTCGCGCCGTTTACCGTGCGCTTTACGACCACATAGACTTCGTCTTCATCGAGGTCGCCTGGGATACTCGCGATGCGTTCGACCACCGCGTTGCCGGTGCCAAAGCTCCCGCCAATGATTTGGCGCGACCAGCCGATAATTTTCTCCTCACGCTTGTAGGTCATGCACGCCAGCTCGCCGTCGCCGCGCACACCCCAGACAACGCTGTCGGGTTCTTGCTGATACGCCAGCTCGGTCAAGCCGCTCTCAGTTATATGTTCGCTGATGAGCGACAAGTCAGGCGCGATGTAGCCATCGACATCGAAGTTGTATTGCAACTCGTGTATTTTGCGTTTCGCGCGTTGGACGAACAGAACCGCCGTACCCGCTTGGATCGGCGTGTGATCCGACGAACCGTGGTTCGTCTGCTGCTTGATCTGGATATTGACGGGCGTGATCGCTTCGTCGGTGCCGCCAGCTCGGACCACAAACTCGCCACCAGATGTGCCGACGATCAAGTTGCGGGTCGAAGTCAGGAAGCGAATGACGTTCACCTCGTTTGACCCGATCGTGTAGATCATGCCGTCGTCGGCCTCTGAACCAGCCTCGAAGTTCTCGAAATCGCCAGACTGGCTAAAGAACAACGTCTGCGGCTGATCGGACGTGCCGGCGAACACTAGGCGCTGCTCGTAGAACGTGACCGCTCGCGGGAAACCAGTTGTGTTGCTAAACGCACCCAGCGACCAGTTGTCTACCGCCTCCAAAGCCCCGGAGATCGTAGAGCTGACAGTCTCAGCGGCGAGATCAATGCCAGGCGCAAAGGTCATCACTGTGTCTGTCACATCGACAATGAGCGCGCCGGTCTGGTTGTTGGAGGAGGTGCCGGAGATGTCCACCTTCATGCCAGAGCGGAAGCCCTGATCGATAAACCCGCCGGTCGCGTCCTCGACGCGGTCATTATGCTCCAGGCCGGTGGCGTCAGGGTCTCCCTCAAAGTATTGAAACGACGCTGTGTAGCTCGGCATGATTTCCGAGCGACCGTCTTCCAGCTCTTGCACCGTGCCATCAACAGAGGTCGCTGACGTAAAGCCCGTGATCTTGACGAAGCCGTCTTGGATTTTGATCAGCCGACCAACGTCAGTTGAGGCAAATGTGTTTGCGCTCGCCGTTACGGTGATGCTGCCGGTGCGCCCGCCGGCGGTCAGCGTCGTGGTCGTCGTGTTGGGGTCCAGCATGGGGCCGCGCTGAAGATCGACCTCAGTGATCGTCCACGCTGTATGGCTCGTCCGCGTAATTTTGTAGACGGGATGGTTGGGCGACGCGACGTACATCGTGTCAGCGGCCTGGGCGAACTTGAGCGTGTCGAGGTCCGACGCGGTGTAGACCGTTGTGACCTCGACCGGAGACCCACTGCTCTCAACCTGACCGCCGTCCTTATAGATGCGGAAATAGGTCGGCCCGAACTCAAGGACATATGCTTGCGTGACATTGAACTCAAACGGCACCAGGCGAACGGCGTTCGCGCTGTTTTTGACCTCGGCCACAAAGCGTGTGCCTGGGCGGCGCATCAAGCCGCCATGTGGCTGCACCAAGAAGTTCTCAACCGTCTGCGCGCCGTTGTCGTACTTTGAAATATCTGTGCGGCCATACAGCTTCGGCGTGATCTCGCCGGCTGTAAAATTAGCGAAAGCCTTAGAGACTTTCGGCATCAGAACCTCGACGCGATGAACATGTCGCTTTCGATGTAGGTCGCGCGATCGACGTTGATAATGTTGTCGGGCGTCCCCTCCGTCGCATCGACAAATCTCGCCTCGCTCAATTTCGCGGAATACATATCCATCAGGCTCTGCGACAGCGCTGCGCTGTTGACCAGGGCGTAGCTGATGTCAGCGGCGAGGCGCGCAGATATGGTCTCGATCAGAAGCTGGTCGTACTCGTTGGCGTCGGTGACGCGCGCGACGTAGATCATTTTGAACGGGGTGGTGTTGCTCATCACCTTGCGACCCTCGATCTTGAAGATCGTGTCGGGGTCTTGCGGACGCAGGACGCGCAGGCAGTAAGGGTCGGCAGGCAGCGTGTGCTGGTACTCAAACTCAAATGCCGGGGTGTCGCTGTCGGCAGCGAGGCTCGTGCGCCTTATCAAGCAGTTCCAGGGGTGACTTCGGAAGACGGCATCGCGGACAAACTCGTAGCGCTGGTTGCACACGCGCGCGGCGCGGCTGTCCTCGGTCAGCGAGATGATGTTGCTCGCGCCGATCATGTTCAGCGCCGAGTTACAAATATCAACGTCAGATGCCATTGGTGTTCCTTAAAGAGAAAAGGGAGGGCCGAAGCCCTCCCCCAACTCGTTAGTCAACGACGTAATACATGACCAACTCGATGGTGCCGGTAGCGGCAGCGCCGAGGTTGGTGCAAGTCACGACGTACTCGTTGTCGATGACCGACTGGTCGAGATCGACAACGGTGTTGGCACCGAGGGCCAGCGTAGCTGCCACGTCCGCGCGGCCAGCCGCCGAGGCGGTGTCCTGGCCGTCAAGGAACTCGTCAGCATCAGCAGAAACAGAACTGCCGGAGCTGTCGGTGTAAGCAGCATGGCCGACATCCATCGTGGTGCCGGTGCCGAGGTCGTCAAAGTACAGATAACCACCGACGATGCGCGCACCCTGGGGGAGCGAGAACATCTCGATGACATCATCTGCGGCCAGCGACGACGCTTCGTAGGACGCATGCGCCACACGAACCGAACCGCCAAGCTGGTTAGCTTTCACGAACTCTCTGGGATCGTCCTGCGTGAGATCAGTGCGGACGTTTGAATAAACCGTAGCCATTCTTTAGTCCTCCTTATTCACTGCAAGCGATTTCAACGACCTTGTCTTCTTCCATGCGCGTGGCGCCAAAGGTGCTGCAATAGTACACCTGAGTGGAATAGGACTTGTCGTTGCGCTCATCGATGCGAGCCATCACATCCTTACCGATAGCCAGCTTGAGGCCATCCTGGGCGAAGGCGTAGCAGAGGCGGTCGCCGCTGCCGTCCACGCTCAGGCGGTTGGATACGATGAACTCGAAACCAACGAACGTGTTGATGTCACCCTGGACCAACGCCTTGACGGTGTTGAAGTCGGCAGAAGTGACAGTGGTCGAGTTGAGCAGGTCTTCGATCTGCTCAGGCGATACAACGATGTACCGCTTGATCGAAGGGTCAACGCTATTCGCGTCTAGCTTCTTTTTACATTCGACCAATTTAGCGATGGTGAGGCCCGTGCCGCCTACAGCGATTTTCTGAGCAGACGGGAACGACGTAGAGGTCGTGCCTTCCTTGCCAGTCTTCGCTGTGCCGCCAAGGGCATCAATGATGACATCGTCCATCGCTCGACCGATCGCGGCTGCGGCGGCGCGGGCATAAGACGAAGTCGGGTCGATGAGCATGCGAACTTTATCGGCATCATCGATGAGGTCGGCCCACTCATAAGTGGTGAGACTGACCATACGCCGGCTGTGCGGGGTCTCGACCAGCGGCGTATCGCCGTGGCGGGACGTGCGCGCAACCGCGGCTGCTTCTCCGATTTGATCGAAAACGATTTCTTCAATCTAGTTCGTTAAACTAGACCGGCTGCACGAAGCAGCTCCCCTGCCTTTCGGACAGGGACGAGACTATATCATCACCCTAGAAACTAGGGGCTAGGCGCTTCGGACCACTTGGCCCTACTCCCCGAAGGGATAGTCGTTGAAGGTTCCGCTTGCGCGGCTTCCCTGCTGATTGCCATATCCTTGCGGACTTAGGGTTCCCAGCAATTCACCTAGTTTGCACGCGCCCATTACTGGGCGGTGGCTCTTTATCCAAAAGCCTTTTCGCCGGTGACACTTTCCGTGTCCACGGCGCCTCGCAGCAGACTACCCATCTGCTGCGAGAGCATGTTGACGTTCGCCGAAAACTGGTTGACGAACGCCGTAGTGACCTGAGTAGACATATCAGGTTGCTCCTACAGTTGATTTTAAGGGTCTGCGTGGGTTGTGGGGGTTGCCCCCCGCTCACTGCTGCTTGCGGCAGCTACTCGGCCTGGCTCACAGGCTTGCGCCGCGGGGCTTTACGCTTGTCCGCAGATTTCTCAACGAAGCTGATGTACCTCTCTGCGAGATCAACAGGATCGTTAACCGATCGCGCCGAGCCAAATTGTACGGCCAGGCGCAAACATTCAAGGCGCAGCTCTTTATTCTCCATAAAGAAGCTCTCTTGCGCGTAGCACCTCGTTCACGACGCGGTCGTGATCGGGGTGATGCTTTTCCCAATAAGGCGAGTTCTTTGCCGTTAGCTCGCTGATCCGCGATTCCAGATCAGCCTCGCTCACGCTCGGTCGGCTGTCGCGACCGGAGAACCCGTCCTCGCTAACTTGCTCGGCAACGTAATCAGACAAGCGAACCATGAACCGGACAAGCTCTGGGTTGTCGCCCAGCAGGCTCCCATCCGCGAGCTGGATTTCAGTTAGGTCAGGCGCGTCAAACTCTTTGAGCAAGTCGTTTGCTCGCTGCATTGATGCGTCGAACTTGTCGCCGTACTCCTGGCGCAGCTCGGTTTCGATCTCGACGCGGTGCGCCTCCATCGCCTCGTCAGACATGGTCACCGCTTGCCCGGCAAACTCGTCATACGCTGCTGCGAGTTTTGAAGCCTGCCGATCGGACAGACCTGACTGGTGGGCGGCTTCGCGGAACCAATCCGCCATGTCGCCCTGCAATTCTCCTAGATCGTAATCGCCAGCTTCCGCGGGTCGGCCCATCTTGTTGTAGACCAAGTCCCAGTCTTCATCGGTCGCCCAGCTCCCAGGGATCGCGAGCTTCTCAGCCCCGACCATCTTCTGCGCGTTGATGTAGCTCTTCGCCATCGCCTCGACGCTGCCAATGTGTTGCAGCGACGGGTCGGTTGATAGCTCTGGTGGCAGTGCTGACCGCCAGTCCTCATTCCCAGACGGTGCCTCCCCGGCCTCTGCCGGAGCTTCCGCTACCTGTTCGTCGGACATGTTCGATTACTCCTTCGGTGGTTTCTGATCCTTGATGATTGAGTGCAGGAACAGCACGACATCGCGCTGCCCCTCTCTAAACGCCGTCTCATCTGAGTTGGGCGTGTAGCTTGTTTTCCAGAGGCCGAAGCGGCCCCCCAGGTCGTCCAGCACCTTCTGCCCGTCCTCGCTGTTGAAGACTTGCTTGTAGGTCGCCTTTAGGTCTTTCGGGTTCATCCGAGCATGCCGCCCAGGTCTGTATCATCGACAGCGCGCAGCGCCGGGGCG